TTATCATCATAATCAATAACGATACGTGATATGTCTAATTGTGCTAAAGTATCATTATCTTGTAAATCTTTTGTTGTAGTAACTTTAAATGTTTTACCAAATAAACCCTGTAATACTAATTCGTGTGTTTGTGTACCATCTAATGTTCCTGTAGTTCCAAATCTATATTCTGCTTCTGTTGCTTTATTCATTATTTGCATTAACGATTTAGATTTAAAACCGTGACACTCATCACCAATAACCATACCAAATTGTTCGAACCAATACTTTGGTAATTTATAGATTGATTGCCATGTACTTACAATAATAGGACAATTCGTATCTTTATCTTTACCTGAATAGATTTTATGTACTAATTCTGGTGGCATATTATATGATACAAAATCACTTTCCATTTGTTCTACAAGAGATGTAGTAGGTACAATAACTAATACTTTTTTATTATGTTGAGATAAAAACCAAGATAGTAATACATAAATGATTAATGATTTACCTGAACCTGTTGGAGATAATAGTATTGCACGTTTTTTCTTTAATCCTTCCATACAAGCAAGAAATTGATATTCACGTATAGTCCAAGGTAAATTTAATTTCTTTACAAATTCAATGAATTGTTCTGGGTCTGGTCTTTGTTCTTCATAAGGTAATCCATAATCAGTCTTTTCATATTCAATTTTATAACCACGTGTTTCACAGAATTTAAGTAAATGAAAGATTAAACCTGCAGGTAATTCACCTGTCTTTATATCAAATAGTCTAATCTTACCATCCCAAACGCGGCGTCGAAATGCCGGCATAAATTTATAACCAGGCACGTAGAAAGAAAAGAACTCACTTAATTCTGCTTGTTGACCGTAATCACAATCAATTAACAGATTTGCGTGATTTAATTTCCTGATTCGAATTGCTTCCATCTAATGATATTACCTATTGTTTGATGTCTCCACTTAAGATTATCTATAATCTCTGTAAGTGTACTAATTATGGTTTTCCAATATTCAACCTGTTCTTCAGAAGCTTGTATCTCAGGATCTGAATCATAATAGTGATCCATATCACCTTTCATAATTTTTAATCCATTAAATGGATCCGGATCCCATCCTTTTTCAACAACTTCTTCTTGTGACATTTTACCGTTATACCAAAGCCATTTCTCCTTTAATAAACCTTTTTGTTTAAATTCAATCTTCTTTAATTGAATCTTTGCTTGGCCTAATAGTTGTAAATATTTAGCATGTAGTTTTGGGGTATCAGAGGACGTTTGGTCAAGATGTAAATTATCTATCTTGCAATCCTCTTCCCACATCTGCAGAATGCGGTCGAGTTCTTTCATAATATATCTCCATAATGTATAGTATTATCTATACTAATTCAAAGTAGGTAAATCTAAATGAGACAGGGAATGTAAGAAATTCAGTTCCAGAAGCAGTTGATTCAAATTGAATTTCACCTAAAGTAGTCGGACAACATTCTAAATATCTAACTTTCTTTAATACTTCATTTTGGCTTGAAAGAATAGAAAGTGTAATATCACAATATGTTGGTGGACTATTTGTATCTCTGTCTAATGCTCTCCTTGGTTTTTCATCTACTACTCTACGAATCCAATCATGCATTTCAGTGTATGATTGCATATCTTCATCAAGAATAATATTTGCACTAATTTCACCGTAGGTTAGAGAAGCCCCTACAAATGGTGTTTGTGCTAAACTTCTAAACGGAATCTCAGATGCATTTGCAGTAACTCCAGGATGAGAAACTGATTGTGCAAAGTATTCTAAGTTTGGAAAGTTCTTTCTATCTATAACCAGTTTATATCCAGTAGGTTGTAGATAATTTAAATTTGTTGTTAATGTTGCCATATATCTATTTATACAGAATAAAAAGGGGATCTAAAAAGATCCCCTCATTATTAATACTTAGAATTAAGCTAGAATATTATCTACTCTAAAGATTCTGTAGTATTGGTTTGTACGATCAGAAGCAAGACCGTTAGCAGGAGCTGAACCAACATAAGGGTTAGACGCCATACCATAACGTGTCTTGAAGCCGATCTTAGGCTGGAATGTGTTCTCACCAACAGCACGAACCATAGTTAATGGAACGTAAGGGCAGTAGAATAAACCAGCATCGTAAGGATTAGTACCCTTATAACCAACTGTTACATAGTCAGCTGTAGCATAAGGATCGATATAAACCTTAGTACGACCATTTAGTACACCAGCAAAAGTATTACCAGTATCATCAACGTTCAATGAAGTTGAAAGAGCTGGAGCGTAATCAAGCATACCAGAAGCTGAAAGAGCTGAAGCAACATCTGAAGAACAGATGATGAAGTTACCCTTACCTCTACGAGTTTCTTTAGCAATTACGTTTGCTTCTCTTTCTAGTTGAACGATAAGACCTTTGAATTTCTCAGCAGACCATCTACCATCAGCGTCTGTTGAAAGATCAAAAATACCAGCAGTTTGGATACCAGCTTGTCTAGAACCGATCTTAGCTTGAGCATTAATAGTTCTAATAACTTCTCTATTGATCTCAGCAAGGATCTCAGTAGAAAGGATATTAGCTAGTTCAGTCTCAGCATCCAAACCATGGATAGCTTTAAGATCTTGAGCTAGTTCTAAAGTGTACTCAGCTTTAAGAGCTCTTGACTTAGCTGTAACAGTAGCTTTTTCAATTGTGAAACCCATTTCAGCAAAAGATTCACCAGATCCGCCTAGCGCTTCAGCCTCAGCTGTAGTATAAGCATCACCCTTATAAGGAACATATGATGAACCTGAGTCAACGATTGAAGAGTCACCGTCAGTATCTGATACACCAGTTAAACCAGAAGGACCAGCTGTACCGTTACCAGTTGTAGCAGAATCTCCAGAGTAACCAACAGCTGCTTCGTTAAACAAAGCTTCGTCGCCATTTGAAACGCCAGCTTTAGTAGTCTGATAAGTTGACTTCATAGCGAAGATCAAACCTGTAGGACCAGACATAGGCTGTACACCACAAACATCATATGCCATTAGGTTAGGCATAGCACGTCTAACTAGAGCAATTAGAACTGGGTTCCAATTAGCAGCTTGGCTAGTAGTATTATTTTCATGAAGAGATTCTTCTCTAAGAGCAATCTCTTGGTTTTCTAGAACCGCGGCAGTTACCGCTTTTCTGTGCGAGTCTTTAATTTCACCAGCTGAATCTTCGTTCAGTACTGGGCTCCATTTTTCGACTAGCTTGTCGTAAGAAGTTACGTTATTCATCTTTAGGACTCCCCGTTATTTAGATGTTTTCTTAATAGCAGATAGATATGAAGACATTGAATCTTCAGAAGTTACTTCATAAGCATCTTCTTCATCAATAATTTCTTCTTCACCACCTGTTGCTTTCTTATTAAAATAAGACTCTTTGATTGTATTAACTTTTTGAGCGAAAGTTTCTTCGTCTTCAAAATCAACACTCTCAGCAAGTGACTTAAGTTTTTCAGCTTGAGTATCAGCTAGATCTTTAGACGCTTCAGCAATAACTGCATTACGCTTATAACCTTCTAATTCTTCAGCCATTTCGATTAACTTAGCAGTAGAACCGTTAAGTTGGTCTTCCAACTCTTCAACACTTTCTGCTAACTCGTCAACTAGGTCAACCTTAGACTCTGGTACTTCAATGTAAGACTCTGTGAATAGATCTTTAAGATTATTCATAAAGTTTTCTGCAACCTCGGTTCTAAGACCAGTTTCGATTGCTACTTTGTTGTCCTCGATCCATTGCTCTACTACGTAGTTCAAATATGAATCAACCTTTTCTACGAGATCATTTTTAGTTTGTTCAATCTCTTCACTAAGTTCTTCTTCGTACTTAGCTTCAAGACGATCAATTTCTTCTGAAAGCTTTGATGCAATCGCGGCTTCAAAAATTGTTTCAGCTTTACCTTTGAACTCATCAGATAAAGTAGCTTCTTCAGCAACTAGTGCTTTCAAATCTTCTTTAAAATCTGCTTGATAATCAAAAGCTTCAGCATGATCTTCAGACAGAGATTCTCCATCAAAAGCTTCAGCTTCAGTGCCTGCCATAACAGTTTTAAGAACACCAGATAACTTTTCCTTAGTCATACCTTGCATAGCAGTTACCGCAGCACCTACCATACCAGCTTTTGTCTTAGGCATTGGATCTTGTTTCTTACTGTCAGAAGCAGTTGCACCCGCAGCCGCACCACGTGAAGCGGTACCAGTTGCTTCGCCAGCTTTTGCTGTAGCATCTACTGATTGCTTTTCAGCATTTTCTGGATCATGAGCTTCTTCCACAACTTCGTTCTCAACATCGTCGTGGAGTTCTAGTTCCTGATCATTTTCGATTTTATCAGTCATTTTGACTCCTTAAATATTATTTAGCTTTGAGTAACGAGAGGAAATTCTTGAACTCACGAACCTGTGTCTCATAGAGATTAGATCGTGGAGCCTTTCTAATTTCAGTCTCCATTTTTTCAATTGTCTGTGCCTCAATGATGCCATTGTTCCATACCCATTCAACACCTTCCATAACTCCATTAACAAAAGCGCTAGGTGCAGATGGATCCTGTACAATGTCAATTGCGTTTAGTAGAAAATCATCTTTAACTACTACGCCACCATTTGACTGCTGCAGACTTCCCATACCACGAGTCGATACCCCTAGATTGACGCCACCACTAAGAAGACCTTCTACAATCTTACCCATCGGGGTGTCTAATATTGAGGCTTTTCCCACAACATCGTTCCCATCAAATTGAAGAGATTCGATCTTATGTGAAACTTTGTCAAGGTTAACAGTTGGACCTTCCGGATGATTTAATTCACCAACTGCTCTTCCCTTTGAAACTTGTTCGGTAACATATTTACCAACAGCCTTTTCCATAACAGGCTTTGGATAAACTCTACCGTTTCTATTCTTTTGCTCTGCTTGAGCAAATATACCTTCGATATAATACTTCTTACCACCATTTTTCTTGGCTTCAGTAAGTACTTCTAATCTTTGGTCTGTATATTCTGATATTAA